ATATCTGAAATCTGTTTAGAAATATCCGTATTTAGTGTATCTTTTTTTACATTGAAATTATCACGATTTGTTTTACGAGTTGCAGATAGTGATCTGGCAGATTCAGCAGATCCTTTTCGAAGTGCTTGAGTAAAGTTCTGATACATATAATCGTTATCAGGAAGAGATGCATTTAATCTTGCAATTCTATGTAATTCAGATAAGTCTTGTTGATCAGATTTGATATCATCTTGCAACTTCTTAAGAAGATTAGGATTCTGTTTATCAGTGGATTTATATTTCTCCGTATCAAGCTTCGCATAATTAGAGTTAATCTTTTTACTTAATTTAATAGCTTCTCCCTCAAGTTTCTCATAACTATCATAATATGCAATAGCATTTTCATATCCTTCAGCTAAGAGATTACCATTAGCATCAAACTGTTTTTTATATGTCTGAGTAAGGGTGTATATAGTTCTGTTGGTATCTTCATACACCTTAATATATTTCTGAGCGTCGCCAAATTCCCTTTGAGAAAGCTGTTTTAAACCATCTAATTCTGGAGGAGTAACAGGTTCTTCTGTTAAATTAGAATTAACATTCTTCAAACCAAACACAGTTTTGATTGTATCGTTCTGTTCTTTTGCAGCATCTGTAACTCGATTTGTTACTTTCTTCTCGGACTCAGCAATTTTATCATTTGCAGCAACAACAGCATCAGCTTCTTTGGATTTTGCATCAATAACTTGATCTGCTGTTCTAGTAATAGCATCTGCAGTTTCTTCTGTCTGTTTTTTAATATCAGAATTATCAAGTAACGATGAAGCAGTAGTAGCTGGTTTCGTAATAGTAGGAAGATTTTTAATAGCAAAATCCACATGCCCGTCAGCATGAATCATATCTTCAAGCTGACTTGCTAATTTATTCATTACTCCAATATTTTTTATAATTTCATCAGTATCGCCATTTTCATTATCGCGGTTATTGAGTTTATCGGCATTAATTTTAATAATTCTGTTGGAAATTCTATCGAATATCTTAGACACATCGGGATTATTCCCTAAATAACCCAGATCTTTAAGCGGCTTCTTTATCGAATAAATCTGTTCTACTGTTTTTCTTGTAGAATCAGCAGCTAATTGTGCTACTTCTTGACTCATAGGTTTTGGACCAACAAATTTTTCTTTCTCATCATCAAATAAATGTGGTGCTACTTTTGCATACGCTTCTCTAAATACTGCACTTTTTAAAGCATAATCAGATGGATGAATACTATTTGTTTTTCTTGCTTTTCTTGCTTCTACAAAATTTTTATATGCATCTTTTAATTCATCATATAATTTTTCAATATTTCCTTCTGGTCGATCTGAGTCATCAGAATCATCAATAACAGGTTTTACTTTTTTTTTAGTTTTACCAGTAAAAGAAGCCTTAGGTGTAGATTCTTTCTTTTTAGTAATTTTTGAAATGCTATTTGCAATATCTTTTTGACTGATCTGCGTCGGATCCAGAGCGCCCGTTACAACCTGATCGATAATATCATATACATTTGCTTTCTTAGCAATCTGATCTGCCAGATAAGCAACATAGTTACCTGTATCAGCCTTTTCAGAACCAACGCCCATTAATTTATACATTTCTTCAGGTGAAACTTTTGCAGCAGCTTTAACATTCATTTTAGAACTTAAATCAGCAAAAAACTTAGAAGCATTAAGTACATTTTGTACGAGCTTCACTTGTTCATTAATTGCATTACCATATTCTGTTGCAGATAAAGAAAGATCCGGGGCAATAAACGCCTCGGACGGAATAGTTTTAGATACTGCTTTTTTAGCATTTTCTAAATAGCTTTTTAATCTATATACAGTTTCGTATGATTCAGGAATATTTTTATCTGATATTATGCCCTTATCCGTAAGTGTCTGAATTATGCCACTTCTTTGACGAGCTGATAATTCAGGAACTCTTTTCATGAAATTATCAAGAGATATATTAGGCTCTTTATCTAGCCCTGGAAAATCTTTGAATTTTCTACTGACATCTGAATAAGCTTTCCCAATAGCGGCCTGTAAATCTTTACCAATGCTTTTGCTGATAGTGCCTTTATTTACTAGAAAATCCACTTTTGCTTTTGCAGTTGGGAGATTATTGAGCCTCTTTAAATCAGAAGCATCAAGTTGAACATTTACTTTTGCATCAATTCCACTTTGAGCATTTTTTCTTAAATTGTCTAATTTTATATTAGCTTTATCAATTTCTGACGAATCTGTCTTAGGCTTAACTGTTGTATTGTTAGTATCCTTAATTTCATCTTTTAATTTATTTAATCTATTAAGCAATGAATTAAGATCGTCACTACTTACTATTTCAAGTTCTTCTCTTATTTTTGCCATATGTATTGTTCACCAACCTTTATATTATAATCCATAACGATTTATAAGTAGATCTATCCCTACAGCCTCTACTTTTTTATGCCATTCTCCACTTTTAAAATAGTTTTTTACGTCTGACTGAATTTTAGGTCCAGGAGCAGCAGATGAGGCAGCCATAGCTCCCCAATGTGTATACTCTTTAAATGGAGATCTCCAATATAATGATCCTGGCGCCGGATGACCTTCTCCTTTATCAGCGCCTCCATGCCATCCTTCAAAAAACATACGGTCATAAATATATTCATTGCTTACTCTATGAGATCCATTTAGTAAAGAGGCATCTGATTCAAATACAAGAAGATTTCCGTATACTTCACAAACATATGCATCTCTTAATCCATATGTTCTGCTGTAATATATTGGGGAATAACTCGCATAATAATTGTTAACCCATTTATCAAATATTTCTTTAACTTTGGCTTTAACTTCTGGAGCTATAGCTTCAGCCAAATAATTTGAAAATGGCTGTGGGATATCAGCCATTAATTTTTTTATCCTTCGAGCAAATTCCTCTATTGTCATATCAAATGCCCCCTTCCTATAATTTATTTCAAATCAAGTTTAATTCCATTTTCCTTTACATATTTCATTAATTCAGAAATACCTTCGTTGGCAAACATACCAACAGTAGTAGCAAATGCTTCTGTATATTTCGCAACATATGCTTCGATATTTTTATTTTCTTCATGGAAATTACCCATAAGCAAACTATTAATACTCATAAGTTCAGACAATTCTCTTTCTCCGATAATTTCACAAATTTTATTCATGAGATTATTTTCAAATAATAAATCATAATCTTGAAATGCATTTGTAGTACTATCATCAGTTTTTACTATATTCAGTTTTGTATATAAAATAAGGATAGTAGTAGTCATATTGATTTTAGATAAAAACATATCAATATACTGAACCCCATTTTTTCCAGTAGTAATAGACTTTTCGAGTATGGTCTGAAGAACAAGTTTCTTTTCTAAAACGGGACAATAAGTTCTCCAAACTGTACTTTTTACAAATTCATCTCGCTGTTCATCTGTTTTCAAGAGATTATATCGTCTGATAAACTCTGGAACATCAATTTTTCTTTCAATTGTATCTGAATTAACTTTATTTATTTCGCTCATAATGAATCTCCTTTTATTCCTTATTTTCTGTATGTTCATGTATGATAAATTCAAATTCTGTTCTTGGATTTTCCTTATCGTATCCGGTTTTTAAAGTGAGAGAGTGCAGATGCTTTTCATCATCATCTACAATAGCCCCAGCCTCAGTCAACCCATCTAAAATAAACTTAGGAATTTGATTATCTACGTCATGTCGTCTTTTTGTATTAAAAAAGACAGTTACAATGAGATCAAAATCATCTAACTGCCTATTATCCATTTTATTTATTTTTACCCAGAATTTTACGAATTCCTTCCACTTTTGTTTTAACGCATTCATCTGTATACGTGGTAAGATCATCCAAGTATTAATCGAAGGATGCCAAGGTTTTTCAATAGGAATTTTCTTGGCTCTTGGATGTTCTAAAAAATAATACTTTGTATACAAATCTAATGTCTTTTGATCAATTGTCAATATAATTGATTTATCCATATATTTAAACCTCTTTTACTAATTCATAACTGATAACAACCGGAATAATAATCAATCCTGCATTAGTATCATGAGTATCATGTTCGTAGTATTTTCTTACAGCCTCTGCAATAGCATAAGATGAGCATTTAGTAGCATTGTCAATATCTGTTACAAAACTGTATTCAATTTTTTGCAATTTCTTTTTGAGATATGTTGGTTTGCCAGAAACAGTAGTAGCAATAACATATCTTAGAACTTGTTTATCTAAAATTTTTTCTTTCATGTAGAGTTCTCCTTATTCAAGTGTATGATTAAGCCATTGCTGAAACAGCTCTTTGGTTTCTTCAATTAAAAAGATGTAAACAATAATATCTTTTCCGTCATCCGTAACACTTGGATACATATCTATCGGAAATACTCTATGTTTAATATATAAATCACGCTGCTTCGGATTTATAATCCTGCAGACTTCTATAATCACGCGGCTTCAAATTTGATTGTATTCTCATATTCCTTTTACTCCTTAAAAGTGAAAAAAGGGGTAGTCTCGAATAGTGAGACATACCCCTAAAAAATCACTATTCAAATACTATTTACGTTTTCTTGTACGTACTGGTTTACGAGTTTCAATTTCCTCGCTGTTTTCTTCGTCAACTACAGAATCCGGCTCAACAATATCTTTTTCTGAGATCTTCTGTAATTTAATATCAGCAGTTTCTTTCTGAATTTTTGCAATCATTTTCTGATTTACTTCATGAAATTTACTGACATCAGACATATCACAATCTTTCATTCTTTCAGCAGCTTCTCTAGCTGTAATGTTTTCAGCATTATATTCTGTTAATGTATTAAAGATTGTTCTGCAATTATCGCTGCAATAAATCTCCATCCATCTTGGAAGATGGTCGAATTCTTCACAGCGACTACAATATGTATATGTTTTTCCGCATAAAATGCATTTCTTGTTATTTTTCTTAACCATGTTTTCCTCCTTGAATATGGATAGTAAAACAGCCGGTATGCTATGACACATACCGACCGTAATTAGAATAATATTATATTATCTAATGATTATTCTTCGTCTTCATCAGCCCAATAAATGTGATAAAGAGCTTTATCAGCAGAGCAGTAATCTACCTGAAGAGATCCAGAGTAAGCAAGCTGTCCGTCAGTTGTCAGAGAGATTTCAATTTCAGGAGATACCTGGAATGATGGAAGTACAATATACACTCCTTTAAGAACGTCAGAATGACATGGATCAACAGCAAGAGCCTTTAAAGTAAGCTTTACTGTCTGCGGG